GTAATTGTTTCTTTATATGATAAGAAGTTAATTTCATTTTCACCACCATCAGAAATCGTGTTTCCAATTAAGTCTAATACACCACTATAATAGTCAGTTTCAACTACATCATTGTTAAATGCACAGAACACACCTGTTCTATCAGTATCTCTGTTAATAGTAGTTTCGATAAAGATATTTCTACCGTTAAGGTCTCTAAAATATGGAATCAATGACAATCCTTCGTAGTATGCTAATGTTGTAATATTTCTATCATCTGCGAAGTTTCTAACTTGAGCTTTTCTAAGACCAGATGCACTAAAGTAATTACTCCATCTTGGGTCAACTGCCAACTCTTGATAATTAGACCAATCACCGGCGATAATAACAACATCAACAAGATAATCAGAAGCATAATCTAAAGCGTTTACATATGACGGCAATTTCTCAATAGAACCATACCATTCAAGTAATGTTCTATCAAAACCAGTTAAAGTAGATTTAAAGATGAAAACAGATACATATCTATCCGAAAGGTTAGTAATATTAAATGCTCTCTCAGAATAACCTGATGTATTTTTAGTAAGGTTAATAAAAGAATCAGTGTCTCTTTTCCAGAAACCTGTTGTATCAAAGAATCTTCTATAAGGACCCTCTCTTTCAATATCATTACTTGAAGCTGCTGAAGATGATAAAGATTGATACTCAATAACATCTAACGCATCGTCAGTTACTAAAAGGTTCATAGCGAAAACTGGAGCAGTCTCCACCATTTTAGAAACTGTTCTATGAAAGAATGAACCCTTTCTTTCTAATCCTCTATCTAATTGTCCGAAAATAGACTCCAACTCACTAGTTGTAGTTATTCTAATCGGCGTATTAACAGGCCCTTTTCTTGAAACACCAATAACAAGGTTTGTAATACCTTCAACTACTGGGCTTGTGATTACAGACTTGTCAAACTCTTCTAAGAAGATTCCTGGTCTCTTGTATTTTCCAATTTGAATTGCCATATTGTTTATTTTTTTTTAATTTTATAGTATATATAAAAAAGAAAAAACAGGTTTTTTTCTTTTTTTACTTTTTACTTTGAATTTCTTGAGTATCTTTTTTAAGCTCTTTTTCTACTTCAATCATTTTGTTTTTGTGAGAATCCATAAGTTCTTTCATCTCTTTTGATTTTTCTGCCAATATTTTATCAAAATTCGTGATTTTATCATTAAGTTCTTTTAAATCCTTTTCACCAGTAAGTGTTGATTTGTTAGCCTGTGCCAAAACTCTATCACTATTAGCAGTTTCTATCTCATTTTGAATTCTACAAATTCTCAAATAATCGACTAAAAACTGATTTTTATTCTCTTTCTCAGGAAGTATTGTTTTCAATTGTTGCTCTATTTCTAAATTATTCTTTGTGGAATTATAGAGTTGGTCAATTTGAGGTCTCTTTGATTTATACTCTTTTAAATCCGTTTCAATATCATTAGCACTTTGTTTTGCTAATTTTTCATCAGGTCTATCGGTTGTTGATATAGCTAAAGCTTCTTTAAAAAAATCATATTTTCTTAGATATCTCATTTTGAAATCACCCCTGGGGTAAATTTACCCTCATCATATTTTTTATCAACAACCTCTCTGTAATTAATGAATGCTGGTTTTATAGATTTTAAAGAATTAGCAACATTATCCTTAGATTCCAACTTTAATATGTTTAGACCTTTAACTTTATTATCCTCCATTTTTTTAAGAGATAACCAGTTAACATTTGTAATTGTTATGTTTTCTGTAATTGTTTTAGGTTTATCCGCTTCTTTTACTAAACCTTTTATCTCGATTGATCTAGCTCTATTAGTTGCAATACTTTCCAAAGCTTTCTTAGTCATAACTGTATGAATGATAGGATATGGACCGCTACCTAATCTATCTCTCAATTCAGGAGAAACATCAGAATCGCCTTTACCTATTTCAGTAGATGGATACTCACTTTGTATAATGTTTCTAAACCAAGCCATTGTTTTAGACACCATTACATAGTATTTATCATTTGCCATTTCATTAACAAAAAGATACCAACGAACAATTTTTCCTTCGGAATCCTTACCATTTACTTGAAGAGTAGTAAATCTAAACTTACTTTCTTTTAAAACATCGTCAGAAGTAAGAGAACTTGATTTTGTAAATTGTAAGTTAGAAACAGTTATACCATTTGCATTCTCAGTATTGATTACTGTATCATTTTTTCCTGTTTTCTTATCAACCATACCCAACTGAACGTCTGAGTTAGTTTCAAAGAAAGTTGTTGCTGTTTCACCAAAGTATTTCTCAATAGCCTTCTTTTGAGCACCAGCGGAATCACCACCACCACTTGATTTATAAAGATTATCACCATCTAAAAGATCAGTCATTAGTTGTCTTAAAGCAACACCTGCTCCTTCTCTTACATTACCACCACCATCATCTAAAACAGTTTCTTTAGCAAATACTGGAGAAAATCTTGTATCAGCAAGTATATCAAAAACAGCATCTTCCCAAATGTTAAATGTCTTTTTATGTCTATATGGACCATGTTCAGTAGCCGATGGGTTACCAGAAGAACTACCAAATGTAGTATATTCATTATAAGTTAATCTATCAACAGCACCGTCAGTTCTAGCTCCCGGAATAACATCTGTTGTATGTAGTTTATAAGCTCTATTGAAAAGTCTAACAATTTCAATTATTGGATTCATTCCATTAATAACGATTGATTTACCTTGTTTTTTAGAAGCATCTTCTACTTTTTCTTCAACTTCTTTTACCTCTTCTTCAGAAAGTAAGAAAGCATCAAAGTCTAAATTTTCATCAAAGTATTCTTTAATCTCTTTTGAAATTTCAGTAGATTTGTCTTCTTTATTCTCACCTTGAGCTTGAGCCTCATCTCCTTTTACTTGAGCATCATCTCCTTCTGCTTCTCTAATTAAAGTTAAATAAGAATCATACTTTAACAGTTTAGATTCTTGTTTTTTCACAACTTCTTTTAACTCTTCTGGATCAATTTTTTTCAATTCTTTCATTGAATCAACAAACTGTTGAAGTGGTTTACCTAAATCACCCAATCCAGCATAAAGATTTTGACCATCAAATTGAATAGCCCTCATTGTAAATCTAGCTATTTTCTCAGCTACAATGATTTTTTTATTTTTATCTTTGATAGTATCTATAGATTCAACAAACAAACTATCAGCCGGTGCATTTAAAGTAGCTTTTTTATCACCAATTAAATATCTCAGTATTTCTTTATATAAAGATTTTATAACCAATTTACTTTCTTCGTCAACTGATTTATCAGTAATAGTTTTTAAGAAGTCAAATGTAACACCGATACCTTTATCTTTTGGATCTTCTAATATCTCACATGATTTCTTTAATTTATTATAAGCTTGTGTTAAGTGGTCTTCTTTTCCAGTTCCAACATTTCTATCTTTACTACCACCAGTTCCGATACCTGATTTATCACCAACCATTGTAGTCTGAATTGGCCCTTCTTCAAATATGAAACTTTCTTTAACTAAAGCTAATTTGATTTTTATATCTTTACCTAATTGCAATTTGTTTTTATCCATTTTGGATTTATCAGCCTTTATAGTATAAGGTTCTAAATTTTTTGCGTTTGTAGACCAAATTTGCTCAATTGCTAATTTGTTTTTATTAATTTTGACATCTTTTTGAATTGTTTCAATAGTCTCACCACCTTTTGTGATATAAAAATAATCTTCAGGTGCTGATATAATAGCCTTTGGTTTAAACTTTTTATAATTTGCTAAAACCAAAGAAAGAGATTTCAGGTTCTTAACCATTGTAGGGTATCCTGTTTTGATTGATATTTTATCACCAGGTTTTCCTTTCTCACTTTCTTCTGCATCATCTGTAGTTTTATCAGCATCTTCGGATAAAGGACCTCCTTTACCATCAGAATCTTTATACTTTTCTAAGAACTTTAAAAACTCTTCTAAAGCAGCAATTATAACTTTCTTTGATTCTTCTGACTTTTCACTAACTTCTAATAATTCTAAATTATCAATAGTACTTTGTGTGATATCTTTAATTTTACTAACTTTCTCACCATCATCTACAGATTTTTTAAGAACTCCTAAGATAGAAGAGATTTGAACTTTTGAAATATCTTCCTGATCTTCTTTAGAAAGTGTTCTAATAGCTGATTCACTCACCAATCTTTCAAATTGAGATTTCATTTGCTTAGAGACTAAAGATATTCTACCCATATCAACACCCACACCTATCTTACGAATAACAAAGTTTATGAATCTTCCCAAAAGTGAGTCTCCCCATTTTACGTTGTTACCAAAAGCTCCAGATCCAGGAGCATTTTCCTCTAAAATCAATTTAGTTGTTAAATCTTCCAACATTTTATCTTGTTGAATTATTTTTCTTTCGTTAATATTTTTAAGGTAATTATCTCTCGAGTGTAAATGTCTCATTAAAATGATTTAATTTTTTTGTATATATTATTTTCTTTATGCCGAATTTTGTATATTTGTAAATGAATAGAAAAACAATAAAATAAAATCTAAAAATTCTTTGGTTTTCTATAAAAATTTTGTATATTTGTATAAATAAATAAAAAAACACTACGATGAACTGGTCAAATATTATCTGTATTGAAATCAAAAAATATAACAATCAACAACTTGATGTTATCTGCGAACAACTTAATTTTCCACTTGGTAGTTTGATAGAGTTCAAAGACTCTGGTTCTACTCGATTATACTGGGAAAAAGACAAGCCTTATGTTATAGGCAGTGTAAAGAAAGAAGATTTGAGAGAAAAATTTCACAAACCTCTTTACAAAGGTCTTTACTTAAATACTAACTATTCTCATCTTTCTCAAAAAGATAAAGATAAACTTTTGAAGATTCAGCCAACTGATTTTAAAACTAAAAAGAATACTAAAGTTTTTGTAGAGTCTATAAAAGACTCAAATAAAAAAGTTTTTAGTGTAAAAGAAGTTCTTGAGACTGACGCAATTCTTGATAAGATTTTCAAATCAGGAATGAACTCATTAACAATGAATGAAAAAAAGTTTCTTGATGATTTATCAAAATCTTAAAAAACCACTCAAATTGAGTGGTTTTTTTTATTACAAATATTTGATAAAAAAAAATTTCCGACTTTTTTATCAAAATCTTAAAAAATCCATGTTTTAGTGAATATTTGATAAAAAAGTAAGAATATATATTTTAACAAATAATTTATTAATTATGAATTTAGGCAAATCATTTGCAACAGCACCAAAAGAGTTAAAATTCAATAATAAAGTCTTCACTCATCCAAAAGAAATTTTAGAAATATTAGAATCTGAAAAATTCTATTGGTTAATTGACTCTACAATCAGTGACGCAATAATTGAAATAAAAAATAATACTTTAATTTGGCATGATGGAAACTTTCTATCAGGCAATTGGCACTACGGAATATTCACAAAAGGCGAATTTTACGGAACCTGGGAAAACGGAATATGGGAGGGTGGACAATTTAACGGCACTTGGATAAGTGGCATCAAAAAATAATTTTCAACCATGAAAAAAAGAAAATTAGCGATTAAAGAACTATCAGAGGTAGTATTCTCTGACGAAAAAATTAAAATAAATAAACAAAAAGAAACTTTTATTTTTGAAATTGGCAAAGAAACAACAACAGATATAGCAGAAGGTGTAGCTATTATGATGAAAATATTAGACAACAATCACGAAATCTGGAATTTTGAATTTGAAATAGATGAAGAAAAAATCATACCAGAAAAATCACTATATTGGTTAACAGGTGGTCACACAGAATGGAAACAACTGGAACACTATGAAAAAACTTGGTATGATTGTTATCTAATTTTCCAGGAGGAATTTGGAATATCTATTATGAACATAATCAAAAAATCTAAAAAACTAAAAGATATAAGAGAAGAGTTCAAAAGATGTTTAAACTTACCAATAATATACGACTTTGCACTAAGTCAAAATTTAATAAAATAATTAAAGAAACCCATCAATTTGATGGGTTTCTTTTTTTATATATACTATATGGAAAGTTTCAAATCAGTATGTTCAAATCCTTGGTGTAAAGGACACTTTACTTACACAGAATTAAATTTTATTAAAACAGAAGACGGATTAGTACACCCAAAAGAATGTAACAAATGTAGAAGTTTTGACAAAGAATTAAGTGGAGGAGTCGAATGGAAAGACAGAACTTACGAAGGTTCAAGATTTGATGATAGACCACATGAAATAAAATACAAAGTAACTAATTACAAACCATGAATGCACACTTCTTTGACTTAAATACTGCAATTATAGTAGACAGTGAAGTTTGGATTGTTTCTAAAAAAAATCCAAACGAACCATTAGTTAAAATCACTCAATCAGAGTTTAATCTGATAAGAAAGTCAATTTACAAAAATAAAGGAGAATCAATTACTATTGATGGTGTAGAATATTGTATACAAAGTGATCTTTTTGAAAAAATAAAGAATCGTTGTAAATCACTCAGAGTTGAAATCACAAGTTTAGCTTTTTCAATGCAAGAATTTATGAAACCTGATTTAATTAAATCTTTAGACTATAAAATATGGAAAGAACATTTTGTAAGGTTAAAAAATTCCGACGACGATGTTTATTTTATTTGTTCAAAAAATACCAAATCAAATTACGATTTTTTAATTGAAAAGTTAGAAACTTATTTAAAAGAAGAACTTGGACTTAAAATAAAAAATTATTACTTTATATCAGAAACATTCTTCAACAGAGATGAAGATAAAACAGCTCATAAAAAAATTAAACTACTTCTACAACACTTAGTTGGGTATAAAACAGATGGTAATAAATTTACCAATGAGGAAATACCAAAATACGAAAAGATTTATTTTTATGACGATGAGGTAAAAACTTTGAATTTAGCTAAATCAATAAATGATGTTCTTAGATTTATTTTATCCAACACCGAATCTGATATAAAAAGTAGTGTAGAGAGTTTAGTAAAAGAAAATGAAATTATTTTAGATATAAAAGGAGTTACTTATAATAAAGTAAATATGTTCACGACTTCAGAAGTTAAACTTAGTATTGATAGAATTATGAAAACTTACGAAAGATTTATAAATAGACTTTAACCTTTCTTTTCACTGTCTTTATTTAGCATTGCTTGCTTTATCATCTCATTAAGTGATCTACTATCCATAATTGACCCATCCGGTTGATCTTCACCACCGTCTTCTTCCGGCTTTTTAATTTCTTGATTCTCAATCTCATTATAACCTAAGTCTTTTCTCAATGTCTTATAGAATTTTTCTAACTCTGTCTTTTGACCCGATAAGAATTTAGCATTCTCTCTAATTTGACCAATTGTTTGATTTACAACTTCATGCATTCTAGCAGAGTTATCACCATTATCCACTTGTCTCAATTGAGATAAGAAATTCTTTCTAGTCATCTTTGTTAAGAATATACCTTCAGCATACACCACAGCATCTTCTTTCATTTTATTTTTAATATAAGGATGTTCTTTAAGCTGTGGAACGTCACCTAAATATAAATCTACAAGTGATTCCAATACATTCATAGACTGTTGACTAGCAACTGTTAAGTCAGCATCATAGTCATAAATTTCTATTTCACCTAAATCCGGTAAATCTTCTGGTTTTGCTAAGTGTTTAGATATATCAAACTCACCACTTTCTGATTGAATTTGGTCAAACTCATCTTTTAATCTGTTTCTTTCTTGTTCCGATTTAGACATAGAAGTGGTTTTTTACAATATATATAAAAAAATATTCTCTGTCCTATGGCAGCCAACGAGCAATCGGAAAAACAAATGATATTCACTACTAAATTAGTGGATGAATCAATAGATAAAATAAATGATGGTATTGTTATTAAACGATACCAAAATCCTTGGTTAAAAAGTGAGGTAGGATTAAGAAGATCTGGAGTCGCATTCAAAATGTCACCAGAAGAACAAAAAGAATATGTTAGATGTGCTTTAGATGTTCACTATTTTGTTGAAAAATACTGTAAAGTAAAAAGAGAAGATGGTTCTATTGGTAATATTCTACTAAGAGACTATCAAAAAGAAATACTAGATAACTTTGTAAATAGTAGATTTAATATACTTATGGCATCTCGTCAGGTAGGTAAAACAATATCATCAGCTATTTTCATGTTACACAAAATTCTATTCGATAATGATAAAAACATAATGATTGTTGCCAACAAAGGAGACACAGCTGTTGAAATTGTAGATAAAATAAAATCAATCTATACACTTCTTCCTTTCTTTTTGAAACCAGGTATTAAGATATGGAATCAAAAGTCACTAACATTTGAAAATGGTTGTAGAATAAAAACATCAGCTAGAACAAAGACTCCAGCTATTGGTTTTACCATTGATGTTCTTTACTTAGATGAGTTTGCACATATTCCATCAAATATCATAGAACCATACTACACAGCTGCTTTTCCAACAACAGCCGCTGTTCAAAACTCAAAAATTATAATTACCTCAACACCAAATGGTATGAACCTTTTTCATAGATTGTTAACAGACGCTGAAAGACCGGAAGGAGATCCACAGAAGAATAACTACAAAGCGATGAGAGTTTATTGGCATCAAGTTCCTGGACGATTTGTGACATATCTAAGACTAAATACACACAAATTATATGAACATGGTATTACAAAAGAAGATGTCTTTGAACTATACAAAGAAAAATGGAGTGGTAAAACAAAAATAGAAATGGGCTGGAATTCTGATTTACAAAAAGATATAATTCATGTATACAATAATGAGAATTGCTCAGATGAGCAAGTTAAATCTTTATCAATTGAAGACAATAGAGGATTTGAGGTTTCTATAAGATCTTTAGCTGAAGTAACTACTTGGAAAGAAGAAGCCATAAAAGATATAGGTGGAGAAGACGCATTTAATCAAGAATATGGTCTTAGATTTATAAATGCATCAAAATCGTTGTTAAATGAGACTATTATAGATGAATTGTTAAAAAATAAGAAAAACTACATATTTGAAGAAATATCAGAATTTGATAAGAAAATTAAATTCAGCTACTCAGATTTGAAATTTGTAGAAGATGATGACTTATTTATACCTTTAAAAAGAAAAGATTATAAAGTTATAATATCAGTCGATATCTCAGAAGGATTAGGTCAAGATTACTCAGTTATAAATATATTTAGAATTAACAATAAAACAAAAGAAGTAATAGATATACAGAAAGATAACTATAAATCACTTGTCGATTTCTTTAAATTAGAACAAATAGGGATATTTAGAAGTAATATAATATCAATAAAACAATTAGCAGAACTTTTATATTTAATTTGCTTTGAATATTTCAATCCAGAAAATGTAAAAGTAGTATTAGAGTTAAATAATTACGGAAATACCCTTTTAGCAGAAATGCCACACGTTTTTGATGGTAAAAATGATTACGGATCATCTATTTTCGTTAGATACAAACACAGAATTGACGCTACAGAAGAAAAAGTTGGACTAAAGGTTGGAGAAAATAAAAATCTAATGGTTAAAGACTATCAAGATTTGATGTATTCAAAAGGATTTGGAATAAACAACGAGGATACTATTAGAGAAATTACTACTTTTGTAAAGCACACAACCACGGCAGGAAATACTAAATATGCCGCAGATGTAGGACACGATGACTGCGTAATGACTATCGTGAACACTACTTCTATATTTCAAAAAACCGATTTTAAAGAAATGGTTGATGAGTGGTCTAATAAACACACCGATAAAGAAATGATGCAATTCATAAATCAATGTATGAATAACATTGACTTTGTTGAAGGTGTTGATTATGGCTCATTTTTAAGAGCAAAAAATCTCGCTAAACCAAGATCTGGTAAATCAAATATGGGTGGAACTTGGTTTGGAATTGGTTAGGAATTTTCTTCCATAGTCACAGAGAGACCAGAACTTTGTAACTTCTCCTTCATAGTAGAAATAGTTTCAAAATCACCATATTTAACATCACACTTACCTTTGAAATGTACAATGTGAGCACATTGATTAGCTTGTTCATATTCATGACCACACACTTTCATTAGACAAGTTATAACCCAATCAAAAGAGTTAAAATCATCATTGTGTAAATCCAATCTATAAGGTTTTGAAAGTATTTCTTTTGCCTTACTTTGTGTTTTCTTTTTTGTAATAGTTGCCATATGACTTATATTATTGTTTTATTAGAAAGTTTTTAAAGTTTTATTTACCACATCCACTACAGTGACAGCACAACTTTGTTTTTTAGCCCATTCTTCAAAATGAGGAAGATGATCTTTTCTATCATCATACATAATAAAATGTCTACAACCAGTTTTTACTATCATTTGTTCAAATAATTGTGTTTTAAATTTAAAAGTATCTTCACCCCAATTCAAAAAAACCTCATCAAAGTCAAAACCATAATGGTCTAAAATCTTTTGAACACCGTTTCTCATACCAGGAGCTTTATCCAATCTACCAGTAGCTAAAAATAAATAACCAGTTGGATCAGCCTTAGCATCTAAATACTTTTTATACACCCACTCATTTTTTGGAGTATCAAATATATTCATATCTAAAGTTTCAAACTTTGACCACCAACCTATGTATGGCCAGGGTTTTCCTTTTTTTTCTTCCCAAATTTGCATACCAGGGTCAGGAAGCATTGTGTGAACTAAGGTATCATCAAAGTCAAAGCAATATAGTGTTTGATACATTTATTAAATCTTATTTTTTTCACAAATATATATAAAAAAATTAATTACTAATAATAACATAAGAAAAATTATATATAATCCTAAAATTATAATATCAAAAATGAATTTTAAACTAAGCATTCAAAACATAGTAACGGGATTACTAATAGTTTTCTGTATTTTATTCTTTTCAATGTGGTTTCTCAAAGGAACTGGATACAAGAAAGAATATAAAAAATTAGAACAAGAATATGAAAGAATCCAAAAAGTTAGAGATTCTTTAAAATTGGTCAACATTAAACTTAAAAAAGACTTTGACAAAAGAGAAATTGAAATCAAAAAAAGAGACAGTTTAATTAAAATAGTTGAACAAGAGTTAGTAAAAACAAAATCAGAACTAAAATTGGCTAAAAAAGATGTAGCCAAATGGCAATCAGATTATCAACAAACTAAAAAGAAAATTGAAAATTTGAAAAAAGATCCAATAAAAAGAGAAGATGAAGACTTAATTGAGTCATTATCAGAAAAATTAAAATAATTTCATGAAAACAATAATTATAACAACATTATTTATGTTCTTTTCGTTTTTAACGTTTAGTCAAAAATATCCAAGAATTGAAAAAGACTCATTAGGAAACAAATTTGTCATAATGACTTATGAACAAGCTCAAAAAATCGATAACGCATTCGAATTAGTGAATCTATTAGAAAAAGCAGGAGCTGAGTGTGATAGCTTAAGCCTTTCTTATGTAAAAGTAATAAGTAAACTTGAAAAACAAGTCTTTCAATTGGAAACCGACTTAACCTTATATAAAGGCCAAGTAATTGATAAAGATAATCAGATAGATAATCTTACACAAAGATTGAAAAACTGCGAAGATGACTCAAAACTTTGCAACGACCAAATAGCTGTTAGAGATAAACAAATAACACTTTTAAATGAAGAAATATCTACATTAAAAACAAAAAGAAACATAGCTTACGGAGTTGGAATAGGAGGAACGGTTTTAGGAATATTATTAGCAATATTGGTTCGTTAATTATATTGAAAAAATACGTTTTTTTAATATAATATATACATTATAAAAAATCAGAATTTGAAAATGAAACACATTAGAACATTTGAAAGTTATCGTATTAGAAAAAATAGAGAAGAAATTATCAAAGAATCTGTTCTCCAAATTAACGATATCTATAAAGTTAAGACTATGATTGATATTCCACAATCATTAATCAATGCTTATGTGAAAAAAGTTAAGGACACAACAGGGAAAAACCTTCGTCAATTCTTTGGTGATGTTGATATCGCTGAAGAAATCGTTAAATACATAAACATGAACAATCTTGATGTTGAAAAACTTCCAGGTAACGCACTTATGGGTGGAGCTCAAGGACAAGGTCAAACACAACCACAAGGTGAAACAGAGGGTGAAGCACAAGCTCAACCACAAGCTCAACCACAAGCTCAAGCACAAGGTGAAGCTCAACCACAAGCTCAAGCACAAGGTGAAGCTCAACCACAAGCTCAAGCACAAGGTGAAGCTCAACCACAGGCTCAAGCTCCAGCACAAGGAGAATTTGAAGAACCTCAAGCACAAGCTCAACCTCAAGCACAAGCTCAACCACAAGGTGAAGCTCAACCACAGGCTCAAGCTCAAGAAGCTCCAGCACAAGGTGAGGAAGAAAAAGAAGAAGATGAAGAAAAAGAAGATGAAGAAAAAGAAGATGAAGAAGAATTACCTCTTTAATCTATAAAATATTCAAATAATTAAAACCCATCAAAAATTTGATGGGTTTTTTTATTTAATATATACTTAGTGAGATATATTAAAACATTTGAGAGTTATAATGATGATACATTAATTATTGTTGATGTTCAAAAGTCATTTAGAAAATACTTTTCTGAAATGTATCTAAATGAGTTAAAAAAATATTGTAACAACTTCAACAACGTTTACCAAATTTGGGACAACCATATAAATGGTAAGAATATAGATAAGGGTTATCTTTATGATGAAACACCTGATATTCCAGTTCACAAAGACCTTTATTTTTTTCCGAATCAAAAAGAATTGATAGAAAAACGATACAATTACGACGTTGACGCCGATTTCTACAAGAAAGTTCTTGACAAGAACGTATATGAAGAAATTAGCAAGAAAGAAGAAGA